CACCTGCCGGATTTGCGTTGTCTAGCGTATTTACCACGGCCAGATACTTTGTTGGAGTTGTTTTCCGAGCAGGTTCTGGCGATCAAATTGCTTGGATGGTTGTTGTCCCTGTTTCTGTCGGCGTGATCGACGTGAAGGTCTTGATTGACGCTACCATGCGTCAGCACATAGATTACTCTATGGACCTTCCAGGTCTTGCCCTTGAGCTGTAGGCGCCAGTACCCGTCGGGACCCTTTCCGCCCGCTTCCAGGCCATTCTGTTGTCTTATGTTAGGGCTTTTCTTCCACCTCAGCAGGGTCGAGCTGGTCTGGTCGTACTCAAGGTACTCATCAAAAAGGTCAAATGGATAAGGACGGGCTCTCATGGGAACACTAATCTAGCCTTTAGTATAGCAGGTCATGGCCCTAGACGTCAGCGGTAATTGGGAAAGTGGCGACGACCTACGCCTTGTCGAGGCTCTGATGCTTCCTTTCGGGTCCTACACGTTGCAGTGCACCCAGGATTGCTGCAATCAGCTTGAGGAGATGAGCCCCGAGGCCGTTTTGAAGGTCAAAGCGCTGCTTGACGAGTACGAGGCTGCAAAAGCTATCGAGTCTACTGCGAATCTGGCTGATACAGAGGGTAAAACCCTCATCAAAGCGGATATTTTACAGTGGTCCCCCAACGGAGCAGGTCAAGCCAGCGGTCCTCAGCAAGAAATGGCTCGGACTCAGGCCGAACTCAAGAATTACTTCGCATTCTGCAGCTGCATGGGCAGCTTCGTAGGTGGTTCTGCCTACACAACGCCCCTGATCCGTTCCTGATCCGGTACACTGGTAAGAAGTTCGGGGGAAATCCCATGCAACATCCTGAAGTAGGTGGCCCTTTGGGCGACATCCTGGCTCAATTCAGCGATCTGGAGCTGGTTGACGTCTGGTGCAATGGCTGCGGCGAGTTCCGTAAGATGAACTCCGTGTTTGCCAAGTATCTGGACGGTGAGATCGGGCTCTGCTCTCACTGTAATCCCAGGATGCAGAAAGCCAAGCGGACCCTGGGTCTGTAAGCTGGGTAGCAGTTGCCCTGTGCCGAGTGTATAAAAAGGAACATCCCCTGTACGACACGTGGAAAGCCATGCGCCAGCGGTGTAGAAACCCGAGGTGCGCGGCTTATCCTAATTACGGAGGCAGGGGGATATATGTAACTGCGGAATGGGATGACTTCTGGGTGTTCGTAGCTGACATGGGGGATCGCCCCGAGGGTCACAGTATAGACAGAATCGACAACGACGGCCCCTATGCTCCGTGGAACTGTCGCTGGGCTGATCGATCTACGCAAAACAATAATACCCGCCCAACTCACTACCTACCCAGGATCTATGAATCCAGCAGGGGCTGGACCTTAAAGATAAAGGAAAAAACCGTGCAAGTGTTTAAGGATGAGCAGTCTGCGGTAGCCGCGCTCAAGATTCTATTGCAGACTGGTGTAACGATTCACCGAAAGGGATGCGTCTCAAAAGTTGGCAACCTCTGGACACTACGCCAGAAAAAAGAGTATTTGGGGTCCTGGAAGACCAGGGAAGATGCGCTTGCTGCGCAATCAATGCTTACCGAGATCAAGGACTGGCAGCATTTGCTTTGCTCCTGCGCCAAGTGCAAGGGGCTGAAGTTGAAGAGCTGAGCGTCGAAGACGCGAAAAGCGACCGGCGGAGCCGGAAGCTGGGGGCGCGGCATCCTATTGTGACTGCAGGACCCGCCCATGGCTTCCCCACTCCTCCCATATGCCAACGCTAAAGTCCTGGTAACTGCCGAGGGAGCTGTTTCCCTTGTAGGTGGCAGGTTCCAAGCTGCAGCTGGACAGAAATACTATTTGAACTGCTTCATGAAGCGGGCGCAGTACTCTGGCGTGAGTTCTGGCTCCAAGAGACTGCCCCTGGAAAGTCAACTGGACGGGGAAATGCTGCCAGGTGCCTCTGGTGACAGCTTTTACTACCGTGGCTACGCCCTGCAGGCCGCTCCGGTGGCTGCCGACTTTGAACTTGGCGACGACGACTCTGGCGTCACCTGGACTGACGTGCAGACCCAGAAGGCCTACCTTTTGCCTGGTACCGTGGTGGAGTTCCAGTTTGGGACGGAAACGCCCATGACGGGGCGTATAGAGCGCTCTAATGGCGTTTTTGGTGGCGAGGGCATCGATCAGATCCTGTACAGCGAAATTGGCGGCGTCGAGCTGCAAATTACCGGTGGTCAAATCCAGAACTGATGGAAGATATTGCGCGAGACCTTAATAGAAAGGTTCACGAGGCCGCTAGGGCCGTCGGGGCTATCAAAATGCAAGCCTTGCTCAACCTCCCGGGAGAAGTTGAGATTGTTCCAAACCTCAAAGAAGTAAACAGCTCGGCCTCCGAACTAGAGCAGGCCACCAGAGAGGCGCGACAAGAGCTAGTCGTGATGCTGGACAGTGCTCTGACTGTTGCCCTAAGCAGTCCTGTCTGGGGCTGGAGCGATGGCTCTAGGGACATTGTGGACAGCGGAGCCCTGCGTGACAGCCAGTCGGTTGCTGTCATGGGTGAATCGATCGTCATCGACTACGGGGTTCCCTATGCGCGGTTTGTCCACGAGGGTGGCTATATTCAACCCTACGGTAATCCTAACGCTGAGCCAGTGTATGTACCGGGAAGGCCGTGGATTGACGCGGTTTTGTACGGCAATGGACCCGTGCCCGGCGTCAACCTTGACGAGGAGATCAGGCAGGCCATCCTCAGAAGGCTATAGGTAGACTAACGCGCTTTCAAGGTTAGTACATGGCCAAGCTGCCCTTTGTTGTTGAGCCCCGCCTGAAGCCGATCGTTGAACTGGTTGGCTCAGAAGATTCTGGCAAGATCGAAATTCAACGTCGAGGGTTTTTGTCTGCCGGCGAAAAGGCTTTTGTCTCTAACGGCACTCAAGACGACAGCGTTTCGGAGCTAATGCTTGGCTTGGTTCGCAAGGTTTGCTCGAAGTACAAGCTTGATATTAAAGACGCCTACGAGGTTACTGCTCAGGTAATTTCGGGAACCCCGGAGGATGAGCAGTTTGCCGAAGAAATTCGGCGGGAATTTAGTGACGAGGTTACCGCGGTTATTACTGCAGCCATTAACAGCTCTGCTCGCACCAGCTTCGTCAAGGCCTTCTGCCTGCTCCTGTACCGCGTCAACGCTGAGCTGACCGCAGAGGATGTCATGGAGGTACACCCAGACATCATAGAGGGCCTTGTGGCGCTATATGACGACGAGGAGATGAAGAGTGTTCAGCGCCTGGTAGATGCCCACGATAACGGCGCAGACGAGCAGGTTATTGAAGATATCGAAAAAAAGTAGGCGCGGGCGAAGTAGTCTACGACTTTGAACGCTACTATTGGGAGCTAAAAAGGTTGTTTCCAGGGGATCCCGAGTTCTCCCTTGACAGCTTTTACCAGCTCCCTTTCGAGTACGTGGTTCAAGCCTACTACCAAGCCCAGAAAATTTACCAGAAAGAGTTACATGCGCACGAGAGGCCTATTGCGCTGCAGAGTAGCTTAATCGCCAATGTAAACAGGGACTCCAAAAGGCAGCGCAAGCCCTATAGCGCAGAGGACTTCTACCTTTACCAGCCACGTGACGAACAGGATCTGCCCGCCGGCAGGTGTGGCGCAGCGGCTTTGGCGCTTATTGAGCGGCGCTTATTTCCCAGCTGGGCCTTATTCTGCTACAGGGAGCTTGCCAGTGGTGCTAGCAGCACTCCACCAGCCCTTCTGGCATTTATTAGCGATGCTGCGATACTCCTGGCTCCCGTCAAGACCAGCGACGGCTACAAGGGCATGCTTATCGCTCAGGAGGCCGCAGGAGACTCCTGGCATCAATTCAAGTCGCCATGCGGAAGGATTGAGACCCTGTACGTTCCCAGGGTCCCAACGAAGGTGATGGCTCAGGATAATATCTCTCTCAGGCGGAAGTAGGCCAGTCTTCAAGCTCGAGGATCTGGGTAATGTAGTCCTCTACCTTCCTGGTATCCTCTTCGTCATAGGGGCCGAACTCGTGCATTTCGCCAGATAGCCACTGGCGAATGCGCCACTCGCCGTAAATGCTATAAAATGGCTGCATACGGTACCAGGCAACCCATTCCTGGGACGACTTAGCATGGTTGCAGCTGGCGCAGGCGGGGATCACGTTAGTCGTGCGATCCTGGCCGCCACGGGACTTGGGGCGGACGTGGTCGATAGTCAGTTCGGTCAGGCTATCGTCGTCGATAGGAGGCTGGCCACAGTAAGCGCAGCGGTTATTCCAAGCATCTTTGATGGAATCCCGCCACTGCTGACGGGCCTCACGCCGTGTCAGAGCAGTCATGTTGAAAAGGTAGTCGGAGATCCGTTCGTACAGGGGAAGGTTGGGCCTGTGATAAGCCATCCGAATTACCAATTAGTAACAACGGAAGAGCGAAGGCTTTTGTGAAGCGATGCCATAAGCGATCCTCGTTGTTGCTCTTAGTCTACCAGGGGTAGGCACACTAAAACGACGCTTGAGACAGCCTGATGGCACAGACTTTTCCCACTTCTGCCCAGGTGGTCTACAGCACTCTGGCAGCTGACACGAATCTAACGGCTTTGCTAGGTACTTATACCTTTGCAGTTGGAAGCTCTTTCCCCGCGCTTTCTGTCGTCTCTCCAGGCGAGAACTTGCCGGCAACGCGGTCGGTGTCCGGTCTCGAGTGCGTGATCCACGATCTGGGCAACACGCAGCCCAAAAACTACGTTTCAAGCGCGGCCGACATGGTGGTGACTTGGCAGGTTTTCCTGATTGCCTGGGAGCCGGCAACTGGCGCCGACCTACAAGCCGCAACTGAGCTGATCTGCAACAGGTTCGCAAGCTCCTACAGCACTCAGACCGTTGCAGTCTCTGACGGCCTTGGCGCTTTGGTCCAAAACAAGATCGTCATCCGTTCCGACGGCCCAATTTTGAGCTGATTGGAAATCTAACTAATGAGAGGGGCTACCTCTCAGATAGTCCCTTTCGCGAAAACTGACTATGGCCAACTATTCTGCTGCCTTCGGGTACGA